GGATCATACCTATTTGGTATCATCGACACTAAAAAGACTATCGTTGAATACCTAAGATTTGATAATGCAGTCGTGCATTTTGAATGGTTAAAGACATCGATACTTGCTGCAGGTGCGTTTTATCTCGGTAAGAGTTAATCGTTACAAGTCTCAGCGTTATAAATAGTCCCAGTAGATATAAACTATTGGGACTTTTTTATGGCCACTCCAACTACAAGAACAGAATTCAAAAAATATTGCCTGAGAGAACTCGGGCATCCTGTTATAGAAATCAATGTAGACGAAGATCAGGTTCAAGATAGAATCGATGATGCTCTAGATTACTACAGGGACTTCCACTATGATGGAACTGAGCACGATTACTATAAGCATGTTGTCACTGCAACTGACATTACAAACAAATATATCACACTACCAGAAACCATAATTGGTGTTGTTGGTGTGATGCCTATCGGATCAGGTGTCAATAGTAACAATCTGTTTAATCTTAGATACCAAATAACACTTAATGAGATATATGACTGGGCACATGGTACATTTGCCAACTACTATATGTCTATGGAACGCATTGGAATGATGCAAGAGTTATTTGTTGGTCAAACACTATTGCGTTTCAATCGACACACAGATAAATTGCATTTAGATATGGATTGGGAAGCAAAAGTATCTGTTGGAGAAACTATCATTGTAAATTGTTACAAGACGGTTGATGCAGATACATACGCTGATGTTTGGAGTGATCGATGGTTACGCAAATATTGCACTCAACTGATCAAACGACAGTGGGGTAATAATCTCAAGAAGTTTACAGGAATGCAACTCCCTGGTGGTGTGACATTCAATGGCGAACAAATTTACCAAGAAGCAGATGAGGAAATAAGAAGACTGGAAGAAGAAATGGTCAACACATACTCGCTTCCAACTTATGACATGATTGGGTAAATAAATGCCTACAGTAAATCATTACTTCAATAATTTTACAAACTCGATGGAGCAAAACCTCGTCGAGGATCTTATCATAGAGTCTATTCGCATCTACGGTATTGAGTGTTTGTATATTCCTAGAACTCTAGTCAAAGAAGACTTGTTGTTCGGTGAGGACGTACTGTCTAAGTTTACTACAGCATATCCTATCGAAATGTATGTCAAGTCTGTTGATGGGTTTGAGGGGGACGGAACTTTCTTATCTAAATTTGGTTTAGAGATACGTGATCAAATGATACTCACAATGGCACGTAGACGTTTTGTTGAGGAAGTTTATGTTGACGGAAGTGATACAGTTGGTACAACTGATCGACCAAACGAAGGCGATTTAATATACTTCCCACTCAACAACAAACTGTTTGAGATTAAGTTCGTAGAACACGAAGCAATATTCTATCAGATGGGTTCATTACAAACCTATGATGTCACTTGCGAGTTGTTTGAGTACTCTCATGAGAGACTTGATACTGGTGTTGCTGCAATCGACAATATTGAAACTGCGCAGTCTGGCGATGTACTTGCTTTTCAGGTTACTGATGAAGCAGGCAATGTATTCAATATGGAAGACGGTTCTGGTATCGTTCAAGAAAACTATCGTATTGAAGATACTGACGATTCTGCAAACAATGAGTTCTATACATCTCAAACAACCGACCTTACAGACGGCAGTGATAACAACTTCATAGATTGGACGGAAAGTAATCCGTTTGGAGAATTATAATGGCAGACTTTTTCTATAATGCAACAATGCGTAGATACATCATTATGTTTGGGCGTATGTTCAATGACATCGATGTAGTGCGATACAGTTCATCTAATGTGCCTGTTCAGCAGATACGTGTTCCTATTGCGTATGGTCCAAGAGAAAAGTTTCTTGCTAGACTAAATCAAGATCCAAGTTTAAATAAAACAACTGCGATACAGTTGCCACGTTTATCATTTGAGTTGACTGATATGGTGTATGCACCAGAACGTGGATTGAACAAGATGAACAAAAGTTCTAGTGCTACTAGATACGCAAATAGTGTAGCAACGCAATACACACCTATTCCATACAACTTCAATATGTCATTGTATGGAATGTTCGCTAATAACGAAGATGCGGTTCAAGTTGTAGAGCAAATCGCTCCATACTTTAGACCAGAGTGGACTATGAGTATGCGATTATCTAATAGTGTGCCTGACTATTATGATGTGCCCACTGTATTGAATAGTTTAGGAATTGAAGATACATACGAAGCAGATTTTCAAACTCGAAGAGCAATCTTATACACTTGGTCATTCACAGTCAAAGGATACTTGTTTGGTCCAACTAAAAACAAAGGTGTTATTAAACGAACAGTTCTTGATTTGACTGCTAATAAAACTACAGACCCAATTGGTACAGAAGTTGGACCAAATAAGAAAATCATATTGACACCTGGATTACTGGCGAATGGTTCACCAACTTCAAACTCATCTGCTAGTGTAGCAGCAAGTGCTATTACCGCAAACACTAATTATGGAATTGCGTTTGACTCTTTTGATTATTTTGATGGAATAGATAGGCATGACCACTGATGAAAAACTTAAAAGATAATATGAATGAGATCCTCGGAATAGAAGGGGATCTGATAGTTGATGAAAAAAGACCTGTTGTAATACCTAAATCTGTTGATAAGAAACAAGATATCCAATCAGATTATGAGTATGCTCGGAGTAATCTATATGGTGTAATTGAAACCAGTTCTGAAGCACTCAGTCAACTTGTAGAACTAGCAAAGGCGAGTGAACATCCACGTGCTTTTGAGGTTGTTGGTCAATTAACTAAAACTCTAGTAGATGCAAACAAAGACTTGCTTGAAATACAGAAGAAAGTGAAAGCACTACAAGCGGAAGATGAACAAGTAGATGACTCTGGTAAAAATGTTACTAACAATAACTTATATGTCGGATCAACTAGTGACTTATTGAAAATGATAAAAGATGAAGATAGATCCGATTGAAAAAGGTTATCTCGGTAATGTAAATCTAAAGCGCAAAAACGTTTCAGTAAACTGGGATAAGAAAAAACTTAAAGAGTTTGTCAAGTGCGCAGAAGATCCAATATACTTTTCTGAACAGTATATCAATATCGTCCATGTTGATCATGGTCTTATTCCGATAGAACTCTACGAATATCAAAAAGAGATCATACAAAAGATAACTGATAACAGACGTGTAACAGTTGTCACATCAAGACAAGCAGGCAAAACTACAACTGCGGTGGCAGTTATCCTACACTACATTCTATTCAATGGTCACAAAACAGTTGGTCTGTTGGCAAACAAAGGTGATGCGGCAAGAGAGATTTTGGATCGTATCAAGATCGCATACGAAGCACTACCTAAGTGGATACAACAAGGTGTAATAGAATGGAACAAAGGTTCGGTTGAGTTTGAGAACGGATGTAAGATTATCGCTGCTGCAACTTCTTCAAGTGCAATTCGTGGTAAGTCTGTTTCGTTTCTATACATCGATGAGGCAGCATTCGTTGAAAACTGGGATGAGTTTTTTGCTTCCGTTTTCCCTACGATCTCCTCTGGTACAACAACAAAGATTCTACTTACTTCTACTCCAAACGGTCTAAACCACTTCTATAAGACCTGTGAAGGAGCGAGAGACGGTTCAAATGGTTACAAGTATGTCATAGTACCTTGGGAACAGATCCCAGGTCGAGACGAAGCGTGGAGACAAGATACGCTTGCTTCTATGGACTTTGATACACAAAAGTTTGCTCAAGAGTTTCAGTGCGAGTTCTTAGGTTCATCAGGTACATTGGTTGATGGTAGCAAGTTGAAGTCATTAGTTGGAAGACAACCGATCACTGAGACCAATGGCATAAAGATGTATCAGGAACCATCAGAAGAAAAATCATATATTTGCATTGCTGATGTTTCTCGTGGTAAGGGTTTAGACTACTCTGCGTTTCATATTGTTGATGTTTCAAAAATGCCATATCAACAGGTGTGCACTTTCAAAGATAATATGATAACACCTGTCGAATATACTGAGATTATACATAGAGTTTGTATGATGTATAATGAGGCAACAGTGTTAGTAGAAATAAACGACATTGGTGAACAGATCCCCTCATTATTGCTGTATGATTATGATTATGAAAATATATTGTACACCGAATCCGCAGGTCGTGCAGGAAAAAGAATATCTGGTGGATTTGGTAAAAAGGGATCGTCAATAGATAAAGGAATTCGAACAACCAAACAAGTCAAATCTGTTGGGTGTTCAATATTAAAGTTATTGATCGAGCAAGATCAACTTATAATCAATGACTTTGATACTATATCAGAACTGTCAACATTTTCTAAGAAAGGTGTTTCATATGAAGCAGAATCTGGGAAGCATGATGACTTGGTGATGGGACTAGTATTATTTGCTTGGTTGTCTGGGCAAGATTTTTTCAAGTTGTATACAGACAACAACACAATGGCAACACTGAGAGATAAAACACAAGAACAATTGCTAGATGAGTTGACACCATTCGGAATTATTAATGACGGGATAGACGAGACAGAAAATCTTTTTGCGGATGACGCAGAATTTATGGGTGGTGAGGTGGTCAATCCAAGCGATAAATCGTGGTTTTAATATATTATAAATAATAAACTATAAGAAAACAATTCAAGTTGTTAACATTACTATTTTATAAATAATGTTGTAAATTGAAACACTTGACTCTTTACATCGAAGGAGATAAACCATGCCTTTCCAAGTTAGTCCAGGCGTTAATGTAAGCGAGATAGATCTTACAACGGTTGTCCCTGCAGTAAGCACAACACAAGGTGCGATAGCAGGGCATTTTCGTTGGGGACCAGTCGATCAGATTCAGTTAATTGATTCTGAAGACACACTCGTAAATACATATAATAAGCCAAACTCGAACACTGCATCTGATTTTTTCACGGCAGCAAACTTCCTTGCCTATGGCAATGCGTTGAATGTTAATCGTGTTATTAGTGGTGCAAACAATGCTACTGCTGGTACAGTCGGTGCATTAATTAAGAACGAAGATCATTACGACGAAACATATACTACTGTAACCACACACGGAACTGTTGTTGCTAAATGGGCAGGTGAGTTAGGAAACTCGTTAAAAGTTTCTGCTTGTCTAAACGCTAATGCTTGGCAATCAGTTGTTGGTGACAGATATAATGCTACTCGTAACAGTACAACAGTTACACTGGCAGGTGCAGCAGCAGGTGCTACTGCAAACGCTGAAGCAAAATTTGCTGTTGGTGACATTCTTTTACTTGGTCCAGCAAAAGATCAAAGAAAAGTTTCGGCACTATCAGGAAACACAATTACATTGTCTACTGCATATCAAGGCAATACAATAGCAAACTATACAACTGACATCACTCGTCGTTGGGAATACTTCAACAACTTTAGTGAAGCACCAACAACTACTGCATATGCAAATACTGTAGGTGCGCAAGGTGATGCTTTGCATTACGCTATTGTTGACGAAGACGGACAGTTTACTGGTACTCAAGGTGCTGTTGTAGAGGCATTTGAGAATATTTCACAAGCATCCGATGCCAAGTCTGATGATGGATCTAATCTTTACTACAAAGATGTTCTGAACAATCAGTCAGCATATATTTGGTGGACAGCGCATGACAGCACTGCAACTAATGCTGGTAAACGTGCAGATTTAGGAACAAACTACCCATCGAGCGATTTACCTCTAACAGCAAGTCTTGCTTTCGGTAAAGACGGTGCTGCACCTACTGCTGCACAGAAAATCAACGGTTGGAATGTATTCACTGATTCCGAAACTGTAGATATTTCTCTATGTTTAGGTGCTGCTGCTGATCAAACACTTGCTACACACATCATTCAAAATATCGCTGATGCTAGAAAAGATTGTGTTGCTGTAGTTTCACCAGAACGTGCTGATGTTGTAGGTAATAATTCTACACCACAAGCATCGAGAGACGCAGTTATTGCTTATCGTGACCTTTTACCAAGTTCATCATATGCAGTTATGGATTCAGGTTGGAAGTATCAGTACGACAAGTACAATGATAT